CAGCACACCGTTTAAAAATCTGGTTGCTGCAGCTTTATCCACGATGACACACTCCAAAAGGGTAATCCGTGCCTGTGTTGCGCTCTTCGCAGTCGCATCCACGCCTGAGGAAATCGCAAAACTCGATGATGATCGTCTAAAGGAACTCATCAAGCCAGTTGCCCACTACAATCGAAAAACCATCCAGTTGAAGGAGATGTGCAGGCAACTCATCCAACGGCATGGTGGTGAAGTTCCGGGGACAAGAGAAGCATTGCTGGCCCTGCAGGGAGTTGGCCCCAAGGTAGCGGATCTCATCATGAACTTCAATTTCGGGGGCGATGCCATTGCCGTGGATACGCATATCCATAGGTTGCTGAACAGGACCGGCATGGTCCAGACAAAATCTGCGGAAGAAACTGCGGAAATCATCAACAGGATTACTCCTGCTCAATATCGCAAGCACGCGCATGAATGGCTGATACAGCATGGCATGCACATCTGTATTGCAAAGAAACCGAAATGTGAAGAGTGCATCATCCGGGATTTATGTGAGTACCAGAAACTGGCGTCACATTAGTCAAGGATCAGTAATCCCCGCTCATCATAGACAGATCCAGAACCTCCCTGGTTCTTCATCGCTCGGTCAAGCGCCATCACCAGAGCGATCGCCCCGTCCACCTTCTCGGTGGACTTTTCTTTGTCAATCTTCAGGTTCCCAGCCGGATCAGTCCGCACGAACGCGTTGTCCATGTTCCACCGCAGCACGGGATGCCCGCCATGATTCAGCTTTCTTTCCAGGACGATGCGCATCAGCTCTTTCGTTGGTGGGCTCATATCCTTAAAGCCTTGTCCGAAGGGCACCATGGTGAATCCGTCGTCTTCCAGTTGTTGAACCATCATGGTCGCGTTCCAGCGGTCATAGGCGATCTCGCGAATGTTGAAGCGCTCGCCCAGCTCACAGATGAACTTCTCAATGAAGCCGTAATGCACCACGTTACCTTCTGTGGTCAGGATGAATCCCTGGCGTTCCCACTGGTCGTACATGACATGATCGCGTCGCACACGTAGGGGCAGTGTCTCTTCCGGCAGCCAGAAGAAGGGAAGAACTGTGTATGATTCCACCTCGTCCAAAGGCGGGAACACCAGCACAAAGGTGGTCAAGTCACTCGTGGAGGATAAATCCAGCCCTGCGTAGCAAACCCTGCCTTCCAGGTCATAGGGATTAACCACACCGCCACATTCATCCCACTTGTCCATGGGCATCCAGCGGATGGACTGCTTGACCCACTGGTTCAGGCGCAACTGCCGGAACATATTCTCATCCGCCGGCGTTTCCTGTGCCTTATGAAAGGCATCCCGTACCTTGTCAATGGTGATGGTGTGTCCAATAGACGGATTCGCCTTATACCAGTTTTCTTCACTGGTCCAGTCGGCGTCATCTGGCAGGCCAAAGATGACCGGATAAAAGCGTTGATCCGCTTTTCGGCCTTCGAGAATATCCAGGGCCTTCTGATGTACTTCCCAACAGATGGAGTTTCGGTCTGTACCGGCTGTCGTCAGTAAGAACCATAGTGGCTGTTTGCGGGCATCACCGGAACCTTGGGTCATGACGTCGTACAATGCGCGGGTGGGTTGGGTGTGTAGCTCGTCAAAGATGCAAGCAGACACATTCAGACCGTGCTTGGTAGCCACTTCACTGGACAAGACTTGATAGATGCTGCCCGTGGGCTGGTAGACCATCCGTTTCATGGATGGGATGATCTTGATGCGCTTCAGCAGTGCGGGAGATTGTTTCACCATATCGACCGCCACATCAAACACAATGGCCGCTTGCTGGCGGTCGGAAGCGCACGAGTACACCTCGGCTTTCCACTCGTCATCGTTTACCAGCATGTTCAGTGCGATGGCAGCGCCAAGCTCAGACTTACCTTGTTTTTTTGGTATTTCGATATAGGCTGTGGTGAACTGACGCATGGATGGATCTTCTTCACGCACAGTACCAAACACATCCTGGATGATCTTTTTCTGCCAGGGCAACAAATGGAAGGGCTTCCCATGGAACTCACCTTTGGTATGCTTCAAGCATTCAATGAAGTGGGTGACCCTGGCGGCTTTCCCTTCGTCATAGGCCACCGTTCCACCCGCCCTTCAGTAGCTTTTCCATGGGGTCATCCGAGAACACATCGTCCTTGCCCCCGCCGGCTGCGATGATCCGGGATCGGGTGGCGGGCGTCAGACCGAACTCCGAGCAAAAGGACTGCATGATTTTCAGGCTCTGCTGAGCAATGCTCACCTGAGGGACCTGCTGGACATAGCCACTTGGCGTCTTGAAGATGGAACCATGCTGCGTGATGAACGCCTCAGCTTCCTTCCATCTGGCGTATGCCTGGCAATACCCTTCAAAGGCTGTCAGGTCAACCAGTGTCAAAACACCCAGGGCTTCCAGGGAGGGTGCCAGCCGCTTCCATTCTTTCTTAGCTTCCGGCAGCAACCAATCAGGGCACTTGATATTCCCCTTGGGGGGAACAGGCTCTCTTTCGTTGAGCGGACGTTTGCCCGGGTTACCTTCCAGAAGCTTCATCGCTGTAGGTTTAGGCTTTCGGCCTCGGGTTGCCAACTGGCACACCTCCCTTCTTTTTCATTTTCAATGCCCTACTCCCTGGCAGTCGCTTCCTCAAAGCTTATCTCAATGCCATTGCGCAGCACATGAACATCAGCAGTGCCGCCTACTAGATCCACATATCGCTGCACGATGACCGTGGCGTACTTCGGGTCCAACTCCATCGTCCGGCAGATGCGATCCGTCTGTTCACAGGCGATGAGTGTCGAGCCTGAGCCGCCAAACAGATCCAATACAATCCCATTGGGTGCAGAGCTGTTCTTGATGGGATACGCCAGCAGCGGTATGGGCTTCATGGTCGGGTGCTGCGCGCTGTGTTTCGGTTTATCGAAGTTCCAGATCGTCGTCTGCTTTCGGTCCGCAAACCACCTGTGTTTACCGTTGGGAAGCCAGCCAAAGAGTACGGGCTCATGCTGCCACTGGTAGGGGGACCGCCCTAGCACCAGGGAGTTCTTCGCCCAGATGCACACGCCGGAGATATGAAAGCCGGCTTCCCTGAACGCTCGCCGGAAGTTCAGCCCTTCCGTATCCGCATGGAAGATGTAAGCTGAGCCGCCCTCCGCCATGTGCGCCGCCATGTTCTGAAAAGCTGCCAGCAGGAACTCATAGAACTTCCCATCAGCCATGCTGTCATTCTGGATGGTCTTCCCATCGGCGCTCTCGTAGGAGACGTTATACGGCGGATCCGTCACCACCAGGTTGGCTTTGACACTATCCATCAGCAAGGCGACATCCGCTGCCTTCGTGGAGTCGCCGCAAACCATCCGATGCCTGCCCAGAGTCCAGATGTCTCCAGGCTGAACAAAGGGGGCCACATCATCCGGGTCAATGGTGCACTCGTCATCCTGCACATCTTTGTCATGGACCTTGGAAAAGAGGTCATCGATCTCGGCGGCATCAAAGCCGGTGGTTCCAAGGTCATAACCAGCTGTCTGTAGTTCGCTCAGCAGGTCAGCCAAAGCGACCGGTTCCCATTCGCCCACCGCTTTGTTGAGCGCGACATTCAGCGCCTTCTCGTCTTGCGGGTTTTCAATATGTACAACCACGCAGTCAATCTCGGTTGCACCTTCAGCGACCAGTACCTTGTGGCGCTGGTGTCCTCCCACGATATTCCCGGTCACTTCATTCCAGATGACCGGATCCACGTAGCCGAAGTCATGAAGGCTGCGCTTGATCTTTTCGTAGGCCGGGTCACCGGGCTTCAGATCCTTGCGCGGGTTGTACTTCGCGGGCTTAAGCTTTTCGATGGCAATCCGCTGCAGGTTCATCTGTGTATTCAAGAGTTACCTCCCTGATATTCGAATAATCTATAAGAATAGCCGCTCATATGGGCGGTTTTTCTGCGTTTTGGGCTGGATACCCCCACCCCCCAATTTCGCGAAAACTCACGCGAGAGGGGGGCGCGGTCTCCAGTGAAAGGTTTGTAGGGATCAGATCCCCCCTCCCCTCGGGGATCTGGCGCCCGCCCGGGGGTCCGCCGCCCGGGGGTCCGCCGCCCGGGGTCCGCCCGCCCAGGGGTCCGCCGCCGGGGTCCGCCGCCGGGGTCCGCCCGCCCGGGGTCGCCCGCCGAGGGTCTGCCGCGCCCGGGGGCGGTTTTTTTCGCC